CTTTGGGAAAGAATGAAATCAATGAAAATAATATATGATGATAATAATAAAAACAATAAAGATCGTAATTTATCTTTGATATTGAGATTACGATGGGATGATACAAAGTTTTCTGATGTACCATATAGAAATATAAGTTTTCTAGATCCTTTAGATTTAGAAGAATGTGGTCATTTGAAAGATGTTTGTTTTGCACAGATAAAGGAATAAATGCTGGAAGAGATTTAAGTAAGTTTTTTGTATCCTCAGATGATGAAGTGTCTTTGAGTGGCTCTTATCTCTATGGAATTCGATCTAAGGCTAAGAGTTTGAATGTTGTACCTACTATGTTGACAGTGAATAATTGTCTTCTTATTAATAAGAAGGCATATGATTCAATTGGATATGTAATGGGTGCTTCAGTTGATCCGATTCTTGGGAAAAAATTGAATGAAGTAGAATATGTAGTTGCTGAGTATTATCAATATTGTGCACCCACCATTTATGGTGATTGTGGAATGTTGTTGATGCACTCAGATAGTACATTGAATGCAAAGATAATGGGAGTTCATGTTGCTGGAAGTAATGAAAAGCAACTTGGATTGTCAATACCTGTGTATTGTGAAGATCTGTATGATATAATTGATTATTTTGGTGGAAATACAGTGATCCGGAAAGAAACGCAGATGAGTGTGTTGTCAAAGAATGTGATTGATTCAAGTTTTTATAGAGATGTGAAAAGTACTGAATTGAGAGTGTATGGGACAACAGGAACTCTTGATATTGAAGGGAAGACTTATACAGTTCGTAGAAGGATGGCGGATAGTTCGAAAATAGTTAAAAGTGCATGCTTTGATACTATGGAGAAGTATTTGGGTCCTTCTAAAACTGCGCCAGCTCGGATGAAGCCTTTTGTTGTGGGTGATAAAAAAATTTCACCTATGTTGAAAGCTTTAGAAAAGATGACGAAGTTTGGGACGTATATAGAGAAAGATCAGTTAGCTCAAGTTGTTGAACATGTTGC